TTCGTTTTACAAAAGTGATGGCTGACCTGGGAGTTACCACAAACTTAACCGCCCAAGAAGCCGCTATGTCATTAGCACGTTTCGCCAACATTACCCAAATGTCTCAAAATGACTTTGATCGTCTAGGTTCTGTTATTGTTGATTTGGGAAATAACCTGGCAACAACAGAAGCGGAAATAGTGACCATAGCTGTAAGGATGGCCGGTGCTGCTAAGCAAGCAAACTTAACAGAGGCCCAGATATTGGCGGTAGGTGCTGCTGTGTCTTCAATAGGAGTACAGGCAGAGGCAGGTGGTACTGCAATGAGTAGGGTATTCCTTGATATAAATACCTTTGTTCAAAGCAATACCAGAGAATTGAAAGTAATGGCAAGGGTGGCAGGAACTTCTACTAAAGAATTTGCAGAAGGATTTAGAGGTAATGCAGCTATTGCTCTTACTGATTTTGTAGAAGGTCTGGCACGGATGAAAAAAGAGGGTGCTGATGTATCTAGTATCTTGGAAGAATTGGGATTTAATAACATCAGAATTACCAGAACTTTGTTGGGCTTGGCAGGGGCTAACGATTTATTAAGGAACTCCATCGAGTTAGGTGGGGTGGCATGGGAAGAAAATACAGCTCTCATAAATGAAGCTAATTTAAGATATGGTTCTTTTAAGTCTCAATTAACTTTGATTTATAATCAAATTATTTTAGCCGCCAGAGGGATAGGGGATATGTTAACTCCCCGTTTGGAAAGTATGTTGGCTACGGTAAAAGATGTAATTCATTGGTGGAATGGTTTGAGTGTAGGCACTAAGAATTTGGTAATAAATATGCTTTTATTGGCTGCTGCTATTGGTCCCACATTATATCTTTTGGGTGGCATGGTTCAGCTTTTATTGAATTTGAAAATAGCGGCTTTGGCAGGAGCAGGTTCTATAAATATACTTACAGGGGCAGTTGGGGCTTTAGGAGCATTTATTGCAGGACTTGCAATAGGAACATGGTTGTTTGATGAATTTATGGAAGTCCGTGTAATTGGATTGGCTGTGGTACAGGCATTGGAAAAGGCTTGGATAAAACTTGGGTTTGTTCTTGAAAGGATTCTTATTCATGTAAAAATGGCATGGAATAGGACTCTTGCTGAGATTCAAAATAAATTGATAAGTTTAAGGGCTATGCTACCCACCTCTTTAGGGGGCCTATCAGAAGCTGAAGCACAAAAAGCAAGTATGGAAGTTCTCATAAAGAATTCAAATAAATACTTTTTTTTACAACAAGATCTTTTAGAAAATGGGAAGCAACAGATAGATCAGATTAAAGAGTTAGATGCTGCTTATGCGGAGTTGGGCAAGCAATTTGAAGAACAATACAAAGCGAGAGATAAGCGAGCTGGTTTTATTGCCGACGAAGCTGCAATAAGGGCTGCGGAAGAAGCCGCAGAAGCAGGGAAAAAAGCTATTGCAGATTACATAAAAGAATTTGGATCTTGGGGAGACAAATTTAAGGAATTGGGAATAGTGATGGATGAATGGGAGGCCAATGCAAAGGATGTGGCAGGGAATATAGGGACAGCCTTTGCCAATGCTTTTGATCGGGCCGGTGATGATTTGGCGGCTTTTGTTGTAGAAGGAAAAGCAAATTTTGCAGACCTTGCCAGATCAATACTAAAAGATTTGTCTGCTATTATAATTAGGGCTGCAATCATAAGGCCATTAGTGGGGGCTTTGGGCCTTACCACGACAGAAATGCCAGATACTGGTGGTATGCAAACTAATGCCCTGGGCGGTGTTTTCCCCGGACACTTCCAAGCCTTTGCCGCTGGGGGTATTGCCAGCCGCCCAACATTAGGATTGATTGGTGAAGGAAATAAACCTGAAGCAGTAGTCCCTTTGAGTGGCGGTCGGAATATCCCTGTAGAACTTAGAGGCGGTGGACAACAGGCCCCGACAATAATAATAAACAACGAATCAGGACAAGCAATAGAACAAGCCGGGCCTCCTAAATTTGATGGTGAAAAATGGATTGTTAGTACGGTTATGAAAAACATCAGTCAATATGGTGGCATAAGACAGTCTATACAAAGAATGCAAGGAGCAGGAGGATAATGCCTACTTTTCCAACATTATCAACGGAACCAATTGATAGGGATTTTAGTGAAGCACTTGCCTATGATCCTTCTATAAAATCACAAGCAGAAGATGGAACGATCCTAAGCCGGGCACGTTTTACAACCACAAAAAAGAAATGGACAATGTCTTATAATAATTTGACTGAAGCTGATAAATTATTGTTAGATGCTTTTCAAACAACGGTTATGGTAGGTGCCTTAACCTTCACATGGACTAATCCAAGGGACGATATTGCTTATACGGTTAGATTTGCAGAACCACTTGACTATACAATTCATCCAAGTATGCAGGGGATATGGCTTGTGTCCTTTACTTTAATAGAAGCGTGAAATAATGTCTAAAGATTTACCAGCAAATATAATTTTAGAAAAGAATAAAACAGCTACTGCAAGTGCCTGGTTGATTCTTCTCGAAATTACTTTGACTGATGATACTGTTTATAGACTGGTTAAAAATCAAGAAAACATTACTTTTGATGGTGATGTTTATACATCTTTTAATTTCCAGTTGGATCCTGCTTCTCAAAATAGTGGTGGAGAAATTCCGACAGTCACATTAAGGGTAAGCAACATCACCCGTCTTATCGCTGCAAAACTTCAAGACTTGAGTGGGGGCATAGGATCGACGGTCAAAATTATTGTTGTCAATAGTAATTTATTAGCAGAAGATCACAGTGAACTTGAAATGGTTTTTGATGTTCTAGGATGTTCTTCTGACAATACTTGGGTTTATTTTTCATTAGGGGCACCAAGTCCATTACGACAAAGGTTCCCGCTCAATAGATATTTGGCTTTACATTGTAGTTGGAGATTTAAGTCCATAGAATGTGCTTATGAAGGAGTTGAAACTACTTGTAATAGAACTTTGACTGCTTGCAGGGAATATTCTAATTCTGCCCGTTTTGGTGGTTTTCCTGGCCTACGTTCTGGGGGGATAAGACTTGCCTAATCATGTAGCATATAGGGATTTACTGGGCAAACCTTTTCTGTTAGGGGCAAGGGGACCAGATAAATTTGATTGTTATGGTATTTGTTTAGAAGTAGGTAGAAGGGCTGGTTTTAATTACCCTTTGTTATTCACACCAACAGAAACCTCGATGCAAGATAAGTGTATTAAACAAGGTATTGATGAATGTTTTGATAAAATAGAAATAGCAGAATCATTTTGTATTGTGACTTTCAAAATCACTCCTCCTTTTGTTGATCATTGTGGGATAGTATTGCCTGACAGTAAACATTTTATACACACGATGAAAGGTCATGCAGTGGCAGTACAAAGGTTGGATCATAAAATACTGGCAAGAAGAATAGATGGATTTTATAGGCTAAGATAATGGAAATTGTTAGAATAAATAATCCTTTTCAACGGCAAGATCGAGAAGTAGAGATTGTTGCTTTTGAAGGACAGTCTATTCAATCTTTGGTTTTCTACCATCTTTCATCCGTCAATGAAAAATATGGGGTGAATTTTGGTTTAGATTTTGCAAAAGAAAATATCCAGGTAAGTATAAATGGTTCTATAATTCCATCATTATATTGGGAAACAACTAAACCACAACAATCAGATCAGATTGTTTTTATGCCTGTGGTTAGCAAAGGAGATTTAGAAAAACAGATAACTTCTATTATTGTTATGATCGCTTCTTTTGTTGTTTTAGGTCCTGGGGGTTTTGGTGTAACGGGAATTGGATTGCAAGGGGCCTATCTAGCTGTTGCTATGGCTGCTGTGTCTGTTGGTTTAGGTCTTATAAATGCCAACAATATGCCAGGTATAAATGATGGTGCTAACAAAGGAGAATCCCAGGCATTCGGATGGAGTCCGGCAACTTTACAACAGCAAGGAATTACAAAGCCAAAGTTTTATGGTAAAAATAAATTATATGGAAATATTATAACAGCTAATACAGAATTTTCAGTAGAAAATGGAAATGAAAGGGCAGGTCCTTATAAACAAAGAATGAATACTCTTATTGCTTTAGGTTCTGGGCCTGTTCAGGGTATTGTAGAAGATTCTATTAGAATAAATGAACAGCCTATTACTAATTTTCCAGATGTTACCTATGAAGAAAAGATAGGTTCTATAGATC